GGTGCATTCGGTGCATCCGGATTAGGTGCTAATGGTACAAGCAACGTGGGTACAGAATGGTGGAACAACGGATCGCTTTCTTTTGATCGTGTGAAATTGTTTGTAGCTAACGGATTAGCTGACAACACAGCTATGGCTGCAGAGAAGTCTAACCTATACTTTGGTACAGGTCTATTAGCAGACCACAACGAAGTAAAAGTATTAGACATGGCTGACCTTGATGGATCAGACAATGTGCGTGTAGTAATGCGATTTACAGCAGGAGTACAGTACGGAGTAGTGGAAGATATTACGACTTACGGGATCGTAAACTCTGCAAACTAAGAGTAAATAATAATTAACCAAGAGGGGTAGGTGGTGTATTATCTGCCTACCCTTTTTTAATACTTAATAAGATGGCTTGTGATTTAACACGATCAAGAACATTAGAATGTAAGGATTCCGTTGGTGGTATTAAAGCTGTGTATTTTTTTGATCATGGCGATATTGATATTACTTACGATGCTACAGATACTGATGTGATTGACAACTTGGGTACAACACCCACCACATACAAATACGATTTGAAAGGTACAAATAGCTTTGAGCAGACTATCACATCTTCACGTGAGAATGGTACGACTTTCTTTGAGCAAACATTGAACCTTACACTTACAAAACTAACAAAAGAAGATCATAAAGAACTTAAATTGTTATCTTATGGTCGACCCCACGTAGTTATCCATGACTATAATGGCAATGCTTTCCTAATGGGGGCAGAGCATGGTGCAGAGGTGACAGGTGGAACTATTGTTACAGGAACAGCTATGGGCGATATGAGTGGATATACACTTACTCTAACAGCACAAGAGCAAGTACCTGCTAACTTCTTAGAAGGCGCAACTGAAGCTGATCCTTTTGCAGGATTGACATCAGCACCAAGCGTTACATAGTAGAATTTGACTTTGGTAAAAGAGGGGCTATATGCCCCTTTTTTTATGCTTATATTTAACAAAAACAAAGTAAATTTATTGTACATATATGATTGTTTTACAAAAGTCAACAGATAACCAAACGTTTAGTTTTATTCCACGTTCTTACACATCAGGAACGACTTACACGATAAAGCTAACGAATGAAACTACGAACACAGAAGCGTATATCGACACTACAACGTCTTTTACAGCAGTAGACTATTATTACCAATACACAGACACTTTTACGCTTGTAGAGGATACGTATTACACCTTAGAAATCACAGCAGGAAGTGATCTAATATATAGAGATAGAATATTCTGCACTAATCAAACAATAAGCGATTACAGCATTAACAATGGTGCTTACACAGAGCATAGCCAAGACAACGAATTTATAGTACTATAATGGCAAGAAACAACAACAACGCAAAGGCTGATAGCATACATATAGTAAATCTATCATCTTACAACAGACCCAAAGTCAAAGAGGACAAGAAAAAGGAGTGGGTAGCCTATGGTGATGATAACAACTACTATCAGTACCTTATAGACCTGTATGTAAATTCATCTACTAACAATGCAATCATCAATGGTGTTAGTAACATGATTTATGGGAAAGGGTTAGATGCACTTGATTCAAGCACTAAGACAAATGAATATGCAGCCCTTAGATCAATCTTTCACAACGATTGTTTAAAGAAGGTAGCTTTAGACCTAAAGATGCTTGGTGAGGCTTCATTTCAGGTGCTATACAAGGATGGTAGAGTTGTACGTTCTGAACATTTCCCACGACAGACACTAAGAGCAGAAAAGTACAATGACGAAGGGGATATAGAGGCATACTACTATCACCCTAATTGGGCTAAGATGAAGAGTAACGAAAAGCCTGAACGTATTGCAGCTTTTGGTTTTGGTAATGGCAAAGAGCCTGAAATAAAAATTGTCAAAAAATATGTATCAGGATACGACTATTATTGCCCACCTGACTACATGGGATCGTTAGCGTATGCTGAATTAGAAAGTAACATAAGCGACTACCTTATAAACGATGTGCAGAATGGTTTTTCAGGAACAAAGGTTGTAAACTTTAACAACGGAGTGCCTGACAGAGAAAAGCAAATGCAAATTAAGAACGATGTAATGTCAAAACTTACAGGTTCTTTAGGTGAAAAAGTAATTATTGCTTTTAATAACAACGCAGAAAGCAAAACAACAATAGATGACGTACCGTTAAACGATGCACCTGCCCACTACGAATACTTATCTAGTGAGGCTTCACGTAAACTAATGGTAGGACACAGAGTAACATCACCACTACTTTTAGGTATTAGAGATGGTAACAACGGACTAGGAAACAATGCAGACGAAATTAGAACTGCTTCCTTATTATTTAACAACATTACAATACGACCTTACCAAGACCTTATCATTGAGTGTATCGAACAAATTTTAGCGGTGAATGGTATTAGTCTAAAATTATATTTTAAGACGTTACAACCCCTAGAATTTATAGAAACAGACAACGCTATCACAGACGAAGCACGTGAAGAAGAAACAGGGGTAAAATTATCTGCTGACTTTGATGACGATGCTATGTTTGACTTGCTAGATGAGTTTGGCGAAGAAGAAGACCTAGAAGACTGGGAGTTGGTAGACGAAAGACCAGTAGACTACGAGCAAGAAGAAGCCTTAGATAAGATGATAGGTTTGGCAAGTACAGGTACTGCAAGACCAAACGCAGGAAGTGAACAAGATGGTGAGGTAGAAGAACTGCGTTTTAAGGTTCGTTACCAATATGCACCCTTACAAACTAAAGCAAACAGCAGAGAATTTTGCAAGAAGATGGTAGGTGCTAAAAAGATATACCGAAAGGAAGATATTATGCAGATGAGTCAGAAAGTGGTCAATGCAGGTTTCGGTAAAGGCGGAAGCAATACCTATGATATTTGGCTTTACAAAGGCGGTGCAAGATGCCACCATTTTTGGATGCGTAAGACGTATATGGGAAAAGGTGTAAAGCCTGATGCTAAAAACCCAAATGCAGAAATATCTGTAAACAAAGCAAAGAAAGAAGGTTTTAAGCCTGAAGTAAATGATAAACGAGTGGCACAGCGACCAGTTGATATGCCCAATAAAGGTTTCGCAAGTTAAGAATTATGGCAGAAGCATTATTAGTTACACGGAAAGACATAGTTAAGTTTACTGCCTTAGATGGCAATATAGACACAGATAAGTTTATACAGTACGTTAAGATAGCGCAAGACAAGCACATTGAAAACTACTTAGGAACTGACCTATTTGAAGTAATACAAACTAAGATAGTAGGCAGTACTTTAACAGGCGACTATTTAACTTTAGTAAATGACTGGGTGAAGCCTTGTTTGATACATTGGGCAATGGTGGAATACTTACCATTCGCAGCTTATACCATTGCAAATAAAGGCATATTTAAGCATTCTTCAGAAAACGCTGAAAACGCATCTAGGGAAGAAGTAGACTACCTACTAGAAAAGGAAAGAAACACAGCGCAATACTACACAGATAGGCTTATAGAGCATTTGTCGTTTAATGCAGGTTCAAAGTATCCTGAATACTACACAAATAATAATGAAGACGTAACCCCTGACAAAGACATATTTGGCGGATGGGTGCTGTAAAAAGTAAATATAAACCAAAACCTGCCAACGTTGAGAAACTTACGCAGTATCTAAATAAGGCAAATAACAATATGCCAAAAAAATTATTGTATAAGTATGGCGAACACAATTAATTGGGCGAAGATATATTGTAGTAGTTGGTGGGGTGACTCATCAAATGAAACAACGCTACATATAGATAGCGAACCTGAATGTTTTGAAGAATAGATATGGCAAATAATATAGGTTGGGGAGATGTTTATTGTAAGTCTTGGTTTGGTGACGTAGGAAATACTGCGGACTCAATACCACAAGAGTCAGCACCACTTTGTTGGGCAGACATAGTAGACTTTACAGTAGACACTATTAACACATTTATAGACACAATACGTATAACAATAGATAAAGTATTTAAGTAATATGGCAACAGCAAATTTAAACGAACCTACTTCAGCACAAGATGGTAATATTCCATACATTGGTGCAGCAGCAGATGACGGAACAGGGAACACGCTACGTGAAGCTATTAATAGAATTAACGCAAGGTTACGTGAACTATATGGCAACCAAACGACTGATGGGCAGAACACAGTACAGACACCTTTCGTGGATAATGATAACATTAAAGACGATGTTATTAAAGAGTCAAAGCTAAACGTAACTAACGCACCTACCGATGGGTATGTACTAACATATGATAGCGCAACAACAGGGTTCACTTGGGAAGAAAAGTTTGATGGAGATATTACAGGCATTGTAGCAGGTAATGGTCTTACAGGAGATGCAACAAGTGGAGATGCTTCTTTAGCTGTTGGCGCAGGAACAGGTATTACAGTAAACGCTAACGATATACAAATTTCTGACAATGGTGTAGACCACGACCAATTAGCAAACAGATACACAGAAAGAACAGACTTAGGTGCAGGTTCTTCTTTTGCTATTGACTTTTCAGGAGCAGCGATATATGAGGTAACAGCAAGTGCAAACGCTACACTAACTTTTAGCGACGCAAAGCAAGGACAAGTAGTAGACATTATTGCAGACGGAAACTTTACAATTACATTTGCAGAAACAGGTTCTACATTTAACCAAGTAGGAAGTGGAACTTATGATGGTTCCACAAACAACTTAATTCAAGTAGTTTTTAC